CGCCGTTGTATAAGAACGGAGCTCGAGGTACCGGACAACCGCCTCTGTAATGCTCTAATATCAGTGACTGTGCTACTCAGATGAAGTCAAACTTTTGCCCGCCCTGGGCAAAGAATGACCGATTAATCTAGATGAAATCTTTTAAAGCAAGTTGATGAGCGATAGCGAAATCAACAGACTAACGAAGTTAGTCTTTAAAAGAATGGCATTCCTGTTTTCTTAGCTGTTTCTAAATTATCTTTGATCAGTTTACCAATCATGTTACGTTCATCAAAACTTAGTAACATAGAATCTTCATAAGATAAACTACCTCGCATATACCAACATAATCTTAGTGCTTCTTCTTTAAGGGCTTTTGACTGTGCTTCTAATTGTTCAAACCAAGCTATCATGTCCGGACCGGACATAGTCAAAAGCCTTATTCGAAAAAATTTGACTGTTCAAATTCGATGTCGCTTTTGTATCTGTCGTTGCACAAATCGCAGATAATTTCAATTGGATCAATTCTATTTGTATTTGTTTGTGTAAGTATTAATTCTTTTACTTTTTCGTAAGTTTTTCTATCACAATTAGTAATATACTCTTTGATATATTTTACATCTGACACTACAGTATCAGCTGAGGAAATACTTTCTATAGAATTAACTATAGCCATTATGTTTAATTCGGTTAGTTTTGGAAATATTATTTCAAATTGAGTTTTCTTTTCCTCATCGCTAAGATTACTATTTGAAATAGCTTGAATCAAACGTTGTTGTTCATAGCTAATCATATTTGCGTCGTTGATTGCTTTAAATGATTGTGGTTTAAATTTAAATATTAAACTATCTATAGAGATTTCATCAAATTTTGGTTCCCTTATATTATCTAATAGTTTTGCAAGATCAACACTGTGTTCATTGGACTGCTTGCAATGTGGGCACGTTGTTTCTATGTCCATGGTAGGGCCATAACTAGCTAATCTTATTGCTATCAGAATGGCATCCAAATCTGTAGATGGGATACTCCATGGGTCTCTAATATTAGGACAGCAGCTAGTAATCATATTAGCAACACCTGCTCCGTTCATTAAAGCATCCGGGGTTTTTAGAGTAATTTCATCTTTAACAGTCATTGGATATACTGGTATTTCGTTTGTAGCAGGCAAATCTATCGCAGATTCTGGCCAATATTTTCCCAGACTGGGTAATTTTAAATAAATTGCCGGCTGTCTAAAATGCTTGAATAACGGATTGTTAGCTGCTATAGCCATGTTTTGATCCCCATAAATATATAGATACAAATATTTATAGACTAATAATATGGCTGTTAGAATAGATGGTATACCCGGAATTGGTACAGTAACCGTTCAAAACGCTGCTGAAGAAGATACTTTGCAATCTTTAGTAGCGGTTATGCTACGATCAGTTAATCAACAACGTAGACAAGCTTCTGACTACGATCAACAACAAAAAAGACAATCAGCCGCCGCAGCTGATGCAGCTGATAGCCTTAACAAAACAGCACAAGCAGCTAGAAGTAGTGAAACGTTTTCAACAAGACTATTCAATAGCATGCGGGAACGTATCGATGTTGCTAGAGATGGCTTGGCAGACGTAGGAGCTCAAGCTATTACTTTTGGTAGAGAATTGGCAGCTACCGCAGCCAATATTGGTTTAACAATGACCCGTAAGTTTAGGGAAATAGACGCTGATCCTATTACATTTGGCGCAGAAATTGCTAATACTGCTCTAACTACAGTAGGGCAAGCATCCAGATTGGTCGGAAACGGTCTTGGTGCAATGCTGAAATCGATACCATTGGCCGGTGACGCACTAGATGGACTGTCCCAAACAGCGGGCGGTGCAGGACAATTAGTAACCGAAGTATTAAAAATTGGTAATAACATATTAGCCAAAGAACTAGGCAATACAGTTAAAAATATCCAAGAGTTTAATAAAATGGGAGCTAGTTTTTCTGGTGGTATGCTAGAAATGCGTCAAAATAGTTATATGGCAGGGGTTACTCTAGATCAATTTACATCAGTAGTTAAAACTTCTCGCGAGTCAATACTAGCTTTTGGTGATAATGTAGCCGATGGAAGCGAGCGTATCGCTAAAAATATGCTTTATCTCAGCGTAACGACTGGAAAAAGTGGAAGAAATCTCAGAGATGAATTGTATGCATTAGGATATTCATATGAGGAACAAGGAGAGTTATCTGCACAATACATGGCCAATCTGAAAGCAACAATGTCAGCTGAGCAGTTTAGAGCTGTAACAGAAAAGCAAGTTGCTTTGGGTACTAGACAATATGCAGAAGATTTAAAAGTTCTTGCAGACATTACTGGTAAAAATGCTAAACAGGAATTAGAACGTGCGAGAATGGTGAGTATGCAACAGGACATTCTTGCAAGATTAGATCCTGAGCAGGCAGATAAATTTCAAAAACAACTAGCAACAATGCCCGAAGCGGCAAAAAAAGGATTTTTACAATTAATTAGTTCTGGTGGAACAGCTATTACTGATCAAGCTACTATACTGGCTATGAATCAAAACGAGCAGTATAAAGAATTAATTTACGGAAGTTATCGCAATCTATATGATAGTAACATATCAGCAAGTCAAGCAATGGACCTTGTTGGGAAACAAACAAGAATAGCAGGCGAAGAACAAAAAAGAATATCTAGATCAACTGGTGGATTAATTGGTACAATTAATAGATTCACTGGTAGTTATGGAGAACTGTCTGACATGCAAAATCAATTAATTGCAGCAGCAGGCGATCCGGAAGCAGTAGATAGAAGTAGAAAAGGTGCAAAAAATCAGGCCGAAGCATCTGACGCGGTAACAGATGCAATGGTAGCAGCTAAAAATGCTACAAATACTTTTGCAATGGAACTAGAGCGTTTTGCTGTTAAATTGTTACCTGGTTATTCAAAAATGTTAAAAGATGTTCTTGAAGGAACCTTTAAGTTATATCAAAAACTTCTTCCTGTTATAAGCGGCGAAACTAGTCCTGAAACTTTTCGTCGGCAATTAATTGGTTCACGAGGGTCCGTGGAATCTGAACGTCATTCAAGACAATCAGCTGAGCTTTCGGATCTAATAAATGAAAGAGAGAGGCTTAAACAACGTAGAGATCAATTACCTGAAAGTTCACCAGAACGAGCACAAATAATAGAAAAAATAGACAGTCTTGGACAGCGTATACAATCTATGCAAAACAGTATTAGAGAATTAGAATCAAGACTACGTGAAATGAATATTCCTAGATTTGCCCAAGGGGGTATTGCTCGAGGACCAGACACAGGGCATTTGGCATTGTTACATGGTGACGAGGCAGTAATTCCTCTAGAGGGCATGAAAGTTCCTGTAGAACTTCGCAAAGCTTCTGCAGACAATTTATCCCAAATAAAAAATATACAAGATGGTATATCAACAAAGATATTAGAACTGACTCAATTTGAAAATTTACCTACGGCAATTAGTACAGCAATAGAAAATACACTAGCATCATCTACAGGTCTAGTTGGTAGTTTAGAACAAATGAAAAAACAAATAGCCGATAACGATCAAGCTCAACTTGATTTAATGCGGCAGCATTTAGAAAAATTGGAAAGTTTAGTAAGCTCCACCGAAGATCATATTCGAGTTAGCGAGAGAATAGCAAACGAAATATCTTAAGCGGTAAATAGCAAACAACGGATAAACACTCATGACATGGCGTAAGTATTTTAAAAGCTCAAATTTTCCAAGTAATATAAGCCCAATTGGCAGCGGAAAACTTGCCGATCCTGGTTATAAAAATTATAGAAGTAATTTACCAGAAGTTTATATCGGACACCCAAATCGTATTGAACGATATAATCAATATGAACAAATGGACATGGACTGCGAAATTAATGCAGCTTTAGATATTTTAGCAGAATTCATGACTCAAAAAAATCAAGCTAATAATACTGCTTTTGATATACATTTCAAAGACAAACCAACAGATAACGAAGTAAAAATCATTAAAGATCAACTGCAACAATGGGTTACATTAAATGAATTAAACAAAAGAATTTTTAAAATTATAAGAAACACAATTAAGTACGGAGATCAAGTATTTGTTCGGGATCCAGAAACTTTTAAGATGTACTGGGTAGAGATGCATAAAGTGGTTAAGGTAATTGTTAACGAAGCCGAAGGAAAAAAACCTGAACAATATATACTTAAGGATTTAAACCCCAATTTTCAAAATTTAACTGTTACTGCTGTAGCAGCGTCTGATACTTATATTAATCATCCACAAGTAGGAGGACCTAGTGGTAGTTATATACAACCTGCTACTCCTTATTCGGGCGGTAGCAGATTTACTCATGCTCAAAATGAAGCTGCTATTAATGCCGAACATGTCATTCATGTTAGTTTAACTGAAGGTTTAGATGTATATTGGCCATTTGGTAATTCGGTTTTAGAAAATGTGTTTAAGGTTTTCAAACAAAAGGAACTTCTTGAGGATTCAATCATTATCTACCGTGTACAACGAGCACCTGAACGTCGTGTATTTAAAATTGATGTAGGTAATATGCCTAGTCATATGGCAATGGCTTATGTTGAACGCATTAAAAACGAAATACATCAACGTCGTATACCTACGCAGACTGGTGGCGGTTCTAATATGATGGACGCTACTTATAATCCGTTAAGTATGATGGAAGATTACTTTTTTCCTCAAACTGCCGATGGACGAGGATCAACTATTGATGTTTTTCCTGGTGGACAGAATTTAGGAGAAATTACTGACTTAAGATTCTTTACTAATAAATTATTCCGAGGCTTACGTATTCCTAGCTCTTATCTACCTACAGGACTAGACGATGGGACGCAAGCAGTCAATGATGGCAGAGTAGGCACTGCATTAATTCAAGAATGGCGTTTTAATCAATATTGTAAACGATTGCAAGCTATGATTGTAGACAAATTAGATGCAGAATTTAAACTGTTTATGCGTTGGCGAGGGGTTAATATTGATAGTCAATTATTTGATTTAATATTTGAAGAACCGCAAAACTTTGCTCAGTATCGTCAAGCAGATATTGATACTGCTAGAATTAATACATTTACTGCTTTAGAGCAAGTTCCATATCTAAGTAAAAGATTCTTAATGAAACGATATTTAGGCATGACTGAACAAGAAATGAGCGAAAACGAAACCATGTGGGCTGAAGAGCAAGGCGATGTAGAAACAGCACCTCTACAAGAACCAAGTCTACGTTCAGTTGGAATTAGCCCTGGAGGCATTGCAGGAGATCTAGAAGCAGTACAACCGCCCGCTGAAGCAATGCCAGGACAAACACCCGGCCAGATGCAAGGAATGAGTCCAATGGGCGGACCACAACCAGGAGCAGCAGCCGGTGTAGCAGCTCCGGGCACTCCTGCCCCGGCAACAATTTAAGATTTTTGGGTAAATAATATATCATGATAGTAACAGAATTATTTGACCCAGCACAACCCGGATACCAATCAGAAACCGGGGATAATACCCCACTCAAATTAAAAGATCTACGTAAAAGTAGATTGACTTTAGGTGATATAAACAGGTTAAGATTAGCTAACGATGTTCGCAAAGTTGAACATGAAAATAAGTTAGAAAAAGTTACAAAACAGTACAAAGCCCCAGCCGCAGCCGGCGCCGCACCAATATAGCTGTAAAATTTCTTCAAAAAACACCTATTTAACCCCAAAAACTACGTATTTTTGTAAATAAAATACAAGCCATATTATTAAAGGAGTTCCTAATGAACAAATATGAAGCACTAATTGAACATATCATTAACAATGACGAAGAAAAAGCTCGTGCATTGTTCCATGACATTGTAGTAGAAAAAAGTAGACAAATCTACGAAAGCCTAATGGACGAAGAATACACCGAAGAAGATATTGGTGGAGACAAAGTCGCTAACCTAGTCGACGAAATCTCAATGGACGAAACCGACGGCATTGGTGAAGGTGACAATACAGATGATTTAGACATGGATCTCGGCGACGACGATGGCGAAGAGGGTCTGGATGACATGATGACCGGCGATGAGCCAGAAATGGGCGACGAAGAAGATTTAGAACAAAAAGTAATGGATCTTGAGTCTGAGCTAGAGGCCTTGAAAGCAGAATTTGAGCAATTGATGGGCGACGAAGAAGGCGAAGAAGACATGGATATGGATATGGACATGGACATGGACGATTCAATGTCAGCCGACATGGATGACATGGACGATTCGGACAAGATGATGGAAGCATCAGACGAAGATGAAATGACTGAGTCCATGGACGATGACGACGAGATGACAGAATCCGTACAGCGTAAGGCATATCCAAAAACAGCAGTTGATCTAATGCGTGAATACGTAGAAAAAATCTCGGCTCCGGGGAACACAGAGTTTACCCCAGTGGGTACAGGTGCAGGTGGCGATAAGCCAGCTGGTAACACTAGCAATCCTGTAGCTGGTAAAAACGATATGGGTGGTTCTGCATCTAATATCGCAAAAGGTGGAAGCGAAAGTGCTCCAGATGGTCAGCGTCCAACTGGAAAAGCTGGTGGTTTTTTAAAGAATCCGCAAGAGCATCCTGAAGCAAAGAAAAATGTTAACGTTCCAGGCGGTAACAAAGGTGCTCAAAATTGGTACGGCAGTAAAGCTAGTGCCAAAAAGGGCGAAGGGCAAACTACCGATGGATCAGTGCCAACTAACAAGAGAAGCATTGAACAAGGTGGTAATTAATTAGGGCAATAATATGGCTTTGTACCTAAAAGAAGATCTTACTTTTGACCGGGCACAGATAGAAGTCTTAGCAGAAGATTCTACAACTGGTCAAGGTAAGAATCTCTATATGAAAGGGATATTCATCGAGGGCGGTGTTAAAAACGCCAACCAACGTGTTTATCCCGTTCACGAAATTGAGAAAGCCGTAACTCAGATCAATGAACAAATCAAGGGCGGACATAGTGTTCTTGGCGAAGTTGATCACCCTGATGATCTAAAAATTAATTTGGATCGTGTATCACATATGATTGAAGGTATGTGGATGGACGGTCCTTGTGGTCACGGTAAACTAAAAATCCTACCAACACCAATGGGTAAACTAGTGGAAGCTATGTTAACTTCGGGAGTTAAATTAGGTGTTAGTTCACGTGGTAGTGGTGAAGTAAGTGAAAGCACAGGACATGTCAGCGGTTTTGATATTATTACTGTTGATATTGTAGCACAGCCTTCGGCTCCTCACGCATATCCTAAAGCAATCTATGAGGGCTTAATGAATATGCGTCACGGACACCGAGTGTTAGAAGTGGCTCGTGATGCCACGCAAGATCAAAGAGTACAAAAGTACCTGAAAGAAGGCATAACACGCCTTATCAATGACCTTAAGTTAAAATAGGAGACGTCGTAATGACACTAGATGCACTGAAACCATTGTTAGATAGTGGAATTATTAACGAAGACACTCGTCAAGCTATTTCAGAAGCTTGGGAAGCAAAACTTCTCGAAGCACGTGAAACAGTTAGATCTGAACTTCGTGAGGAATTCGCACAACGCTATCAACATGACAAACAAGTAATGGTTGAAGCTCTAGATAAAATGGTAACTGAAAGTCTACAAAGCGAATTAGAAGAGTTTGCTGCAGAGAAACAAAAACTAGCGGAAGATCGTGTGAAATTTAAAACTCACATGACTGAAAGTGCGACTAGATTCAATGATTTTATGGTTAGTAAACTAGCCGAAGAGATCAAAGAACTTCGCGAAGATCGCAAACAATATGAGAACAGTATTACTGGTCTAGAAAAGTTTGTAATCAAATCTCTAGCAGAAGAAATTCAAGAATTTGAGCAAGACAAACGAGCAGTAGTTGAAACTAAAGTTAAACTAATTGCTGGTGCGAAGGAAAAACTTGCTGAATTACAACAGAATTTTGTAACTCGTTCAGCTGAGCTAGTAAAAGAATCAATTACCAAAAAACTAGAGTCAGAAATGACTCAACTCAAAGAAGATATCCAAATTGCTCGTGAGAACATGTTCGGACGTCAAATCTTTGAAGCCTTTGCAAGTGAATTTGCTGTAACTCATTTAAATGAGAACAAAGAAATTCGTAAGTTACAGGCTGTTGTTGCTGCAAAAGAACGTGCTCTAGTAGAAGCCAAAGAGCAAGTAGAAAAAGCTGCAATGATCGTTGAATCAAAAGACAAAGAAATTAAAATAATTAAGGAATCGACAGAGCGTAAAGAAATTTTAGCTAATATGTTGAAACCTTTAAACAAGGAAAAAGCTACAGTAATGAGCGAACTTCTTGAAAGTGTGCAAACTGCTAAATTGCAGAGTGCATATGAAAAGTATCTACCAGCTGTTCTAAACAATACAGCTCAACCTGCCGCTAAGCCAAAAGCGATGCTGACAGAAGGCCGTGTGGAAGTGACTGGTGATAAATCTGCTAATACACCTATAATTGAAGAAAACACAAATAATGTTTTTGAAATCAAGCGTTTAGCAGGGCTTAAGTAAACCCTAAATAGGAGAAAAGGAAAAAAATGACACAAGCATTACTAGAAAGCCGTTGGGGCGAAACTAAAGACGCTCTGTTAG